AATGGCATATTTTACTCACTTACCTGACGTAATGGTCAGGACATCAAGTTATCGTCAAAATAACGTAGATCCTTATAAACTTGCTAAAAACCTCTTTAGAAGGATCGTATTACGTGAAAGACTGCAAGATGTCGTATTGGGATTTGACCAATATACCATTAGAGTCAATGAAAGACCTGATCAAGTTGCTTATAAGAAATATGGCAATATGGGATATGACTGGGTTGTTTTGCTATGTAACAATATAATCAACGTATATGATGAATGGCCCTTATCCGAAGATGAGTTAGAAAGGTATATTGCCAGCACATATGAAGAGGATGCTGATTCTGTCCATCACTGGGTAACTATGAGAATCAAAGATCAGAAGGGAAGAGTACTGGTGAAAGAAGATCGTATTGTGCCCGAAACTTACACATATACCAGACCTGACGGTACACTGGTACCAAAGGATGAGACAGTTAGACCCATTTCTGTCTATGAACACGAAATGATGAAAAATGACTTCAAACGCAATATTTACCTTTTGAAGAAACCTTTCATAAATGGGTTTGTTGAAGAATTTAGCACTTTATGCGGATATCTTCCAAATAGCGAAACTGACCCTACATCGGGAGCTAAGAGATCACTCAATACTACCCAAGAGCAGTTTCAGACCGTTAAACCGTCTTATAACACAAATATCGGTGAAACGAGTTCTATCGAATTTGCTTCAGAGCAAGATTACTCATCTAGGGAGTTTGACACCTCTGGACCGACTATTGAGCAAGGTGACGTATTATCAGATGGTACCACAGTGGTAACTACGAATCAAACTACTGGTCCTCAAGATAGTGGAATTACAAGTAATCAATTTGGATCTAGCGGATATTAAAAAACCTACAGAGCAAAAAAATACCCCCGATTTTTTCGGGGGTTTTTCTTGTTCAAAAATCGAAATAATATACGAGTTAGCGTCTACAACGCTCCCACTCAATCACATCACGTCGCTCATAATATCCTGGGATCCATGTGTTGCCATGACCTAGGTAATGACCTGGTACCCAGTATTTCTTTGTGATTGTAACTTCACATCTCCTACGATATGGACCGTAATGTGGATGTCCATGATGGTGGTCATACCTCCAATCATGCCAATGTCCACTTCCATGATCGTGTCCATGATGATAAGATTCTACAAACGGCTCCCAAAACTCATTCCAAGTTAGTGCTTCTGCACGGACTGGTAGTGTACCAATAAGCAGAAGTGGGAGCAGTAGTAGTTTCTTCATTAGTCTTCGTTAGCAAGGGCAGCGAAGTAGGATAAATCAGGTGAATCACCTGCCTCTTCAACTTCCTTTATCTTAGCACCGAAACCTGACTTTGTGGGTGCAGGAGGGTCCGCTTTGACAACTGGACTAGTAAGAGGAGCTAGTTCTTCATCCTCTTCGTTGGTTTGAACCACAGGTCTTGTTGACTTGTTAAGCACAATATTCAAACGTGCAGATAAATCCTCGTAGGATTTGAAGTTCTTAAGATCAGTAAATTCTTTAAGAGAATACTGTGACTTCCAAACCTTTTCAAGATCATCGTCTTCCAATCCTCCTAACACTGAGGGAGCATCAAACTCACTCTTATCATAATTCCAGTAACCGCCTATAGTCTGGATCTTGATTTTGAAGTTAGCACCCTTCCAAAGATCGAAGGGGTTGATTGGAGTTTCATCTTCAAACTGTGGTTGCATCGCTGATGCAATCTTGTCATGAATTTTCTTACCATACTTATATAAGAATACTTTACCTTCATTCTCAGGATGAAGTTGATCCTTAACGACATAGATGTTGCTGTAGTAAGAAAGCTTACGCTTCTGCTTACGTGCAGTATCTTTGTCTGCGTCTAGTCCACTATTCCATAGCGTCCTATTTAATTCACCGACAGGATCCTTTTGGTTAAGTGTGGTGAGAGAATTCTCAATGTACCAACCACCTGGTCCTTGAAATGCATGACTCCATACCTGTGCCCAAGGGAGATCTTCTCCGTCTGGCTCTGGTAGGAAACGGATAACAGCATAACCGTTACCACTCTTATCTACCTCTGGTTTCCAGAGTCTTTCGTCTGGACCCCTTCCTTGAGGTTTGGAAAGGTTTTCAATCTGTTGTGTAAGCTTAGCAAACTTACCAGACTTGCTCTTTAATGATGCAAATGACATTCGTATTTGTCTCCGAAATTGTATTGTGATATTGCTACTGGATTATAGTAGCACGACTATTTAGGCTTGTCAACACCCTGATCTTTAAGATCATTTCTCCATTGACGGAGTTTATCCTCCATCTGATCTAACACTATATTGAGGTTAAGACCACCACTATACTCGGTGGACATCATCTCGATCCTCTTCTTGATTTCCTTTGCAGAGTCATCATCTTGTAACTCATTAGCCGCCAACTGTAGACGTGCATAAAATACCTTCTGCTTTGCTACTAACTCTAGAGTCTTCTCAATGTGCTCTAGTCTCTCATGTGGATTGAAATCCTTCAAACCAGCAGACATCTTCAAGAGTTCTGTATAGCACTCTTGAATTGACTCTAGTTCCTTTTGTACTACGTCTGATTGAAAGAAATTGTCATTCATAGGTTTAAAATGCCTTTGCTTGTCCTTTTAATGTAGTTTAATTGCTGTGCATCCCATTTGATCTTGTCTTTTAATGGTTTCGAGATCAGTTTACCCACTGTCTCCACCTCAATCTCAAACTCTTCACACACTGAGGCTACACCCTCGATATAATTTATAAGACCATTGCTGTCCTTTACCCTGTCCTCAACTAGAGAGGTAAACTTACCCTGTGTCATAAACTTTTCTTCAATTTCTTTCATTGTATAACTTTAATATTAAGGTGGGAAACACCACTGGAATTAATCAGTCCTGTTGGGAACCAATTCGCTGCTACTGTTATTCTGTCACAAGTACCGAGATTAGGGGTAGCATTGTGTCTAATAGTAGGTGGGAAGACAATGTACCTGCCAGGTACAGTTGGTTCTTCATGAGTTAGATTGAAGTTATCATCCCAGTTTGCCGAATCAAAGGGCCAGATGTTACTCTTATCATAGTATGGGTTAGGGTAATACCACTTGGTACTACCACTATCACCTGATGCAAAGTAATTGCTACTCATAAAGCAGTTAGCATGAGTGTGGTCATAGAAGTAGTCACCTCTCTTATTTAGATTTGCCCATGCAGAATTACATACCATCTTATTCGGTATACCCATCTCATCACACACTTCGGCCATGCAGTCTTGCATCCAGTCGAAAAGATAAGCGAGGTCTGGGTTGTTGTAAAGGTCACTCCCACCTGGAGTCTGATCATGATGGACACCTTTCCACATTAGATTGGTGTCATTCATTCTCCAAGGAAGTGCTGCAAGTATCTTACGAGTCTCTTCAATCCTATCTGGATTGATATCAAACTTAAAGAAAGGGATGCCTAATACTTCCTGCTTCATGCTACAGTCTTCTCATTGTGATAGTCTCTTATCCAATCGATAAGAGTGTCTATGTATGGTATTTTATCATACTTCTCGACAACTTGCATGCTTCCGTCTTCTGCTACTGATATTGTAACAAGTTTGTCAACCTCTACGCCAGTCTGCTCGTAATACATGTAAGCATACGCTGCTTCTTGGACAAAGAACTTATCAAGGTGCTCTTCCTTCTTAAGATTCTTTGTGGTCTTGAAATCTATAATAGCAAGCTCGCCATCAAACTCAGCAATGCAATCAACACGACCAGCAATGAATAGGTTGCGACTATAAAGAGGGGCTTCAACAGCATGAATATTATTGATCCGATCAAGAGTCTCACGAGCAGACCTAAAAAGGTACGTGGGAAGACCCTCGCTCTTCTTATCTTCTTCCAATTCATTTTTTAAATACTTCTCCACTAAGTTATGGTACTGTGTACCTCGCCATGCAGATGAACGTCTGATCTTCTCTGCTTCAGCAAATCCAATACGCTTCTGCCATGCTAGTATACCATGCTTGGAAGCATTACTACACACTGTGGTGACACTTGGACACCATTTGTCATCTATTTTATAGAATCTTCCAGAATCAACAGTCCTACTCTCAACCTCCTTAAGAGGTTTAGCAGGACCAACATAATTAAACATTAATCAAAACCCATTTCATGTTTGCAGATGAGGTAGTCTCGAATGAAACCAGACCTCACGATATCATTGATACCGAACTCAACACAGGAGAATGATTCCATTGCCTGTGTGATCTTCATGAAGTCTAGCACACCACTCCTCTCGTGTGATTTAACGAGGTCAGACTGTGTGTAATCACCTGAGAATATAATTCTACTATCCTGACCAACACGAGTGACAATACTGTCTAACTCATGGAAGTTTAGGTTAGAGAACTCATCTACTATTATAATGGCTCTGTCAAGTGTTATGCCACGCAAGAAAGAAGTAGACCAGAAGTCTATTGATCCTTGGTTTCTTAGGTTTTCATATAATATTTTAAATGCTCCCTCATCAGGCATGTTAAACATGTATCGCACCATGTTTTTATATGGTGTCTGATATAGGTTAGACTTGTCTTCCTCATCACCTGGTAGGAATCCAATCTCTCTCGTAGGGACAAGAGACCTGACAATATATACTCTATCATAAGGAGAAGATGGTTCCAATACTGCCTGTAATGCGAGGTAGAGACTGATAAATGTCTTACCAGTACCTGCCGACCCATGTAGTACCAGATTCTGGCCATTCTTGAACGCATCAAAAACATCTTCTTGACTAGGTGTCAAAGGTTCGATGACCCTGAGATGCTCAAGGTTGATGGGTGGTTTCCTCTTCATTGCTCTTGACACGGTACCATTTCCGTTACCGTTACCATTTTTCCTTTTCTTTACTGGCATAATTAAGTAAACCTCGAAAGGTTAGCACGTGGATGTTTCTCTTGGACTTTGCTCATTACTTCTTTGAATCCGTCCGATTGTTTCGGATCACCGTATGTAGTACCAGCGACACCTTGACTCCAGTCCTTATCCCAGTCGGGATTTTCCTTTCGCCATTGATCGTATGCACTCATAGTCATGGAGAGTTCTTTCTTCTCTCCTGTAGTTTTATTTATCACAGGGTATGTTGGCATTAGTCTATCCGTAAACAAGGTTGTGTGTCTTCCCATCCGTCATTGTAGTTACAATCACAGTCATCAACATCAGGACACCAGTCAAGTGCCTTAGCAATGATTGGGAAATTACAGATGAAGTGGTCACGACATAGGTTTGCTACGTCCATGTGCTCCTTCTGTGTCCCATTGGCAGTCCGTAATTGTATGTAGTGCATCCAACTACGAGCACTACCAGTCATGTATATCTTAGTGGGTGTTGCTAGAGGGAGAACAAACCTCGCACACTCCTTCGCAATGCCCTTAGATAATAGGTCAGAGTATAAGTCAAGCCCTTCTTGGAAGTATTGTGAAATTCGGCCTTGTAAGAACGCCTTCTCCGTTTCTTCGATGTCATCTATACTATTCTGTCTATTCTTGGTGTCTTGTCTCCTCAACTCAGGTACCTCTGGTTTCTCAAGGAGTGTAGCGTCAGCATATCGCTGACTAAATTCTTGGAAGGTGAATGACCTGTGCCTTAGTATCTGTGCTGCAATACCACGTGTGGTATTGATCTCCAGAGTCATGTGTGCTTGCTCAAAGATAGACCAGTGTCCATGCTTGATACAATACTTTAACAACCCCTCTACTTTAGGGTTGCTCTGATTGTTTGGGTTGGATACTCTTGCGACATATCCAATAGTTTTTTCTGCGTCAGGTGTGACGCTCACTAAACATACTTTAGTCATTCCAGTGTCTGATTACTCCGCTAACAATAAAACAATTAGTGACGAGATAAGTAAGAAAGATGCCAGATCGAACAATGACAATAAGATTATCATACCTCTGGGTCTTCTCATCAGAGAAACTACCCAACGCATACTTCCATATCCTCCATAGTCTAGTCATTCTTCCTCAATAATATTCTTGAGACTACATAGAGTCCCATCGCTGACCAGTAACCTAGGGTTGCCAGTCCAAATATACCTGGTATACATGCATTCCATACTAACATAAGAACCAAGGGTGAGAGAAATATATTAGCAGTTGCTTGCACAACTTGTCTACCTAACTCTTCATTCTTCTCACTCTCAGTCATTTCCTCGACAGGTTTAGCTGCCTTACGAGGGTCAAAATATACAGTCATCCAATAATATCCTCCAATTTAAACAGAGATATAAACTCTAGATCATTATCCTTCCATGTCTGATGGGATTCCATCCTATCAACGATAGCAACGACACGTTTAACAATATAACCTGCGTCACGCAGCACTTTGACTGCTTGCATTGCACTACTACCTGTGGTAGTTACATCCTCTAGGACTGTGATAACTGATCCTTCGGGTGGTTTATTACCCTCGATGTATTCCTTTGTACCATATCCTTTGGCATTCTTTCTCACAATGAGAGCATCAATGTGTTTGTTACCTGTATAGTATGCCTTCTGTGCTACACCACATACTAGAGGGTCAGCACCTAATGTTAGTCCACCCACTGCTACTGCATCTTCATCGATCTCTTTGATCATTAGATGTGATAGGAGTGCGTTGCCTTCACAAGATAGAGTCACAGGTTTACAGTTAACGTAATGCTCTGACTTCTTACCTGATGATAGAAAATATTCCCCATGTTTATATGCTCTCTCCTTCAACAGGTGAAGTAGAGTTGCTCTGTGCAATGTATCAGTCATTTCTTTTTCTTAGGTCGAGGTTTAAGTGGAGACAATGGATTGCTAAATTGTGCTGGTTGTCTGCTGCCTTTAGTGTAAGACATCCTCTGCATACAATGACCAAACATATCAAAGTATGTGTCAAAGATACTAACAGATTCACCCATCACTATGTCAAACCAGGTTTCATCCTTTACCTTTAATTCTAGCAAGTATGCATTAGTTGGCAACGTTTTATCGTTTGCTGCGTCAGGTGTGCAACCAGTCTTGATGATTGAACATCCATTACCTGCTTCATTAATCTGAAGGATCTGATCTTCAGTTAGTTTCATCTACCTCTTCCACCCCATTCGATAGAAGGGAATGCTTCTTGCACTGTTGCTTTAGTGATTCTATATCTCTTGTGCAGTGACTTATTGACTGCCTTTACAACTACCTCTGCTTCACTCTCATGAAGACCTTCAAGTAGTTGGATAAACATACTCTCTATCTTCATAGGTTTCAAGGTGTCGTCTCCACCCACAAAGAATCTATAGAGTTTCTTAGACTCCTTCTCTAGTAGGGTGTGCTCGGTTCCTTTTGGTGCCTCATTCTTACGATAAGGTACGTCCTCTCCAAGTGGGACACGAGGTTTCAAACTCTCGTCATAATTCATAATGAATACAGATCTCAATCCAGGTGTGTTGTTATCCTGTAAGATCCTAATCTTTTCTGCTTTCGTCTTAGCATTATGTGCCTTCTGAAGCACTTCAGAAATCATAAGTCTCATAGTTACTCAGTCTCATCGTCATACATTGTATCATCTTCGTTGTGAATACGCAAGTAGATCAACTCTGATGGATCAACAGGTCCATCTTCGCCCTGCATCTCAGGATGCATAACGATTTGAGCATACTCTGCATTGTCTCTCCACGTGTCAAAGATATCCTTTAGGTTCCATGATACCACAAAACCTAATAAAAAACTACCTATTGTTAGGAAGAAAGCAATGTACATGAATGACATGTCGGACATAGGAATTCTCCCTTACTAATTTTTTTTATTTAGCAGACTTCTTAGGTCTCCCTGGTCTGCGGTGCTCATAGTATTCTTTAGCATCATTTATAACTGTCTCGAAATATTTCCTGATCTTTCTTGCCTGTGGTTTAGGTACGTTACCATATGCCTCAGACATATACTTATCACGTGCAATGTATTGAGATAACTCATCCACTACCTGTGTCAACTCAGTCATAGATGACGAGTCAATTAATTCTTTTGTTTGTTTGCGTGTCCACTTGTTGCCAGTGAGATACGACTTCATATTAAAGAGGAATCTCCCATTCAACATCGCTTCGTCGATAGCTCTGTCGATAATAGTATAAAGCTCTTCAGAGTTGGGGTCCATGTAGGTCATAGATAGGTGTTTTCTCGGAGGTATTTAACAGTTTCAGTGCATCCACCCATTTTATATCCTGCGATGATAACTTGGGGGAAGGTTGCACGTTGACCAAACTCTTGTTTGAACTGCTCCCTAGTAAAGTTAACATCTAATTTGTATTCTGCAAAGCCCCAACCCTTACTTTTGTAAAGTTCTTTAATCTTTGTGCAAAAACCACATCCTTCTCTGGTATAGATTGCGGTGTTTCCTGGTGTCTTGGCCATATTAATAGTAATGAAAAGAAAAAAGGGTCACCTGTAGTGACCCTTTATTTAGTTAGTTATAAGCACTCACTTAGAAAGTGAACTTAACGCCTGCTTTTGCTCCCCAGTTAACTAGAGACTCACCTTGTGCATCTTCGTCAGTAGCACCTGAGATCTCACCGTAAAGTGAAGTAGCATCAGCAAGTGCATAAGCAGCACCAACTTTACCAGAGAAGTCAAGGTCTGTGTCATCAGTAGACTCAGCATGGTTCAATGCTGGACCACCTTGTACGTAGTATGCAATTTTACCTTCAGCACCTGCAACTCCTTCGTAACCTACGTGAAGATCAGTAGAAGCAGAAGAATACTCACCATCAGGGTAAGACAGGTTTGACTCGACATTCACATATGGACCAGCAAAAGCTGCACCAGCGAATACGAATGGAGATGCTGCCAAAGCAGCGATTGTTGATTTAATAGACATGTTTTTGTTTAAGTGTCTCGCATGGGCACAAAAATACCCTGCGGATGATAAGATCCCCGACATGGGATCTGTTTTTTCCAACACAGGGTTACGATAGTTTCGAGTCCTTTGTTAAGAAGTATTTATAATATCAGGACTTGCGGATATCCGTCAAGCCCCCTTGTGACAGTTGTGCTACTGGTACATGTAAGAGGAGTCACCTACATCCACATAACCTTTAGGTAACACGTTGAATGCTAGTGAATACCTCTCATACTGAGAGTAATTCTTTAACACTCTGTGTCTCACATCGCTAGGGAATAATAATATAGTACCCCTTTCAGGGACTATAGTCTCATCCGTAGCATTGTATTCGTTATCCTCGGAAGGAGTAACGTAAACCCCACTAGGAGGATTTACAAACTGAATAGGAGAAGTATTCTTATCGTATTCATCAAAGTATACTACACCACTAAACCAAGAATTGCAATGTGCATGCTCATCTGCTGACCCACCTTCTAATGTGGCAGTGAACCAAGAGGTAGTGATCTGGACATCACAATGGTATCCCAACTCACATATAACCTCTCGCACCTTGCGATAGAAGTAATCGTGCACTGCTTGTTTGTTTTGTAAGACATGCTTGTTAACAGTCACAGCACTACGACCACCCTCATCCTCAGAGAAGTCAAACTCCTCTAGCATGTCCGTGAGAATATCACAGACCTCTGGATTAATCCTTGAGGTTGCTAGGGGTTTTGGAAATAGGGGTTGAAGTTTCCACATCTCTTAACGGTTCCATCTTAATGAATTGCTCATTCAAATTATAATATAATTTATAGTTAGTGGTGTTAACCCAATAACCTTTAATCTCTGACCCATCACAGTGGTATCCATACCCTGTTACTGGTTCTCTCACACCATCAATCTTGAAGGTCTTATTGCTTCCAATGTAAGACCCGTACTTCTCCTCCAAATTAATCATCTTTTTTCTCAGTCTTGGCTAGTTTATCACGTAACTCCTGCTCTTGCTCAGGTGTTAACGTGTTATTTATGTTGTTTTCATCACATTCCTCACGTGGATCAACATATTCGGCCATTGCTTGCAGATTTGCCTCAAGATCTTTAGGCGGTGTCCATGCAGCACCCTTCGGTTTGTAGTCGAGGGACTTCACCTCTGCTAGAGGACTCCTCCAATACTTCTGCATCTTCTTGAGCATCTTCTTCTTGCCCTTCGGATCATCCTTATACTTTTCGATGACCTTCTTGAGAGTCCTTAACTCTCGTGATGATTTCTCTAGAGATCTCTCTGCTCTGATCTCTGATGGGTTAAAGCCTGCCATAATTTAAGGTGGATCTGTACATTGTGTGAGAGTTACTTTAAATCTAACTCTGAATTTTGCTTTGTCGGTACCTGAATACCATACAACTGAGTCTTTATTGTGTGACTCTTGATAGAAGGCTTCCTTAAGACTCCTTCTAACTAGGTCTTCATTCTCCCACCAAGCAAGTTGTTTACCGATTGGGAATGAGAAACCTGCTTCCTGATCAGGATAGTAAGGAGTCTGTGATGGATCCTCACCTGCTCTGTTCCTCATAGGAGGCCATGTTAGCACAAACTCTGACCCTTTGGTGTATCCTTTACCTTTATCTATGACATCAATGACATGAATCATTGCTTGCCAGTAGTGTACCTGTTTAGATGAGGTAGTCTGGTCAAAGATAACTGGGTAGAATGTAATACCTACACGTATCTTAGCAGCATCAGCATAGTTTCCACCACCTGTACCATGATAGTTATCAAGGGTGTAGTCCTGTACGAATGTCACAGGAGAGAAGTAAGTATCTCTCTGTGGATTCTGTGCTGCTCCATCCCATATGTTATTTACAACAGTCAGGTAATGGTTGCCAACAGAGTTAGCACCAATAGTATACCACGGTTTGCTTCCTCTTGCAAACGTGGTGGGTGCTGCTTCACTGAGGATGTCTCTGTATCCCTGTGATATATCATCACCACTCATAGTTTCAAACCTAGTGAAGAGATAGTCCTCAACGAGGTGATTGTATACTCCTGAGAGATTCCTATAGTTGTAGGACTCTAGGACTGTAGCAGAGAAATAGTTTGCTGGCACATCATAGAGATACCCTGTGTCTATGTAAGCACCAGGTAATGTAGGCATCGCAGTGTTGTTTATTATCCTACTCTGTCCTGGTATGTCTGGGTTTGCTTGGAGTGATCCATGCATAGCGACTGGTATATTATTTGCCCAGACATATGTGTATGGATCTCCTGGATCAGGCACGTTGTCCTCACTCCATGTCTCAGCAAGTGTACTACCTGCTTCCCAATCAAAGTCTTGTGCATTAGTAGGATTAAATGAGAATGCAAATCCTTCTATCTCTCCACCCTCTTTAGTAATTGGGTTGAGTGTTGGGTTACCTGTGCCTTTTGCTATCACACTATCATGTGACTGAGTGCCAAGAATGATCTTGAATGCACCCTCAAACATAGTAGTGTCAGTTGCATAGAGTGCTGCCTCTAGTGATACTTCACCTGTAACTGCACCTGTATCAATACTTACTACCTCAAAGGTCAACTCATCATCAGGTTCTAGAGTGATGTCCTGATCATATAAGTCTCTACCTATTGCGGGCCAATACTGTGCTTCAAATTGCTTGGTGAATAATGTGGTACCATTCTTCTTCATAAGGAAAGTAAACTTCATGCATGCTCCGAAGACACCACCATTAATACCACCCATAGATACAAACCTAAAGGTACCACCGACTGCTGCTTTAATAGTCTGGTTGGTATTTAATTTGACTGAGTATTCACCAGTGCATTCTCCACACTCCCACTCAACATCGTTAGCAAAGACAGCAGGGACTTTATTACCGCAGTCCATGCGTCTCATAATTACATCCCTAAAGCTGGCCTTTAATATTCTAGCGTCGCATTTTGTTGAAGGGTCTATCTTTCTCATCACCTTCTCTGGTGCTGCTCCTGCATAGAGATAGCATTGGATACCCTCGTAGTTGTAACCACCATACGTCCACCCTATCTTGTGCCACAGTCTTAGGTCATCGTAGTCATCATCACCAGCGATAAGGTCTTCCCAGAATTGATTGTTCTTTCCTTGCCACTTGGTTTGATCCTTCTGCATAGGATTCCATGTCCTATCACTGAAGAGACAGTAGTTATTCTGTGCTGTATTGATACCTGTTGCTCTGAAACCACCTGAGTAAGGAGAGTTAAGTGGAGTGAATGCTACCTCTTGCATGATGCTGAGTGAATTCTGGCCACCACCATTAGGGATGAGGAAAAATCCCATCGTCCCTCCAGCATAGTCACTGAGTTTTAGAGCAGACATCCATGCTTGGTATAGATTGGTACCATTCCTAGCACTCGTCACAACAATACGTCCATACTTAGGACCAGTATCATCTGCTAGGTAGAATCCAAGTGCGTTATCATATCCTGCTCCTCCTTTCTCAACATCCATTGAGATGTTAAGGTCTGCCTTACATTCTTTAGGTATACGATAGCACCACCTCTTAGGTATCTTCCTAGGCATGCCACCTACTATCTCACCATCAATAGTATACTTGTGATCGAAAGGACTAGGACTCCAGAATCTATGGAGTGCTTCTGCTTGCTCATCATCATGTAGATAACTTCTCATTGAACTAGCAGTCGGGAATACATGTCCTAGGACTTCACCACCTGCCATACCAGAAGCATTCATGGTTTGTCTCTCACCATTACCAGGAGTATCAGGTTGACCAGGGTTAGTAGTTAAGAATGTATCTTGCTTGACTGTTGAATAGAATCTAAACAGTGGGACAGTTACATTTGCTATAGGTTGTGCAAGTATATAAAATGCTGGTTTACTATTAGTTAAAGTGTATCCTGACTTAGCACCTTGAGGATCGTATGCATGGTCAGACCCATTGTTAGTAGATACAATACTGAAGTTGGCATTACAATCGTTACCATCCAGATCCTTCATGCATATTCTGGTGTTGTTATCAACGATAGTAAACCCACCAGAGTTACCATTCATAGTGATCTGAGTGGTACCAGCACCAGTAATGTTAAGTGTATGAATCTCTTCACCAGATCTACCTGTCCTTGTCCACTGCTGTCCGCCCATCTGAATATTATTGATGGCAACATTATATGTGGAGGGATTATCATTCCACTGTAGTTTTAATACTGCAACAGCAGTACCACTACCAGTAGCAACTAGATTACCTGACCCATCAAATGATAATGCCAACGTCCCTGTGGACATGGTTGACTCATAGATTGGTATCCTATCAGGGAAACAATTCTCTACACATACCTCAGTCTGGTTACCACTCCATCCATTAGGCCAGTAGGCATCACAGTTTGCCTTGGGTGGTTCCCATTGACCACCAAGGTAAGGTCTGAAGAGACAGTCCAGTGCATTCCTAACACAAGTTTTGAATGGGTCACCAGTCAATCCCTTATCTATATCACAGTAATATTTCTCACCAGTTTCTATGTGCTCCCACCATCCAGGTGAAGGGAAGCCAGGCTCCTCGTAATCTTTTAATGCTCTAAGTAAATTCTTTTCTAATAACTTTCTAACCTCATCGCACTGGTCTTCGGGTCCAGTCTTAACGATAAACCAACTCTGTCCTGTTGTTGGTGGGTGAAGTGTTATCTTCATTGGAGGGAGCCACCCAAACTCTCGGTGCATCCATGGTCCCCAAGGAGGTAAGTCCCAACCCGTACCAATGTCAGGGAGTGGGGTGGGTGGTGTTAACTCTGGTATTCCTGGTGGAGTAGAGTAACACCTCTCAACTATCCTTCTTATAACATCACCAGGTTTAGGGTCAGGTGGTACTACAGGAGGGATCTGTACTGGTATTGGATTCTGCTCATCCAATACGTTAGGTAGGTTATAAACTGGGACACTGTAACATCTCCCAACTATATTTCTTATTGTTTCACCAGGATTGATAGTGGGTACTACATTACCTGCCGACCCAGAAGTAGGTACACTAGGATTTAACTGGTCTAATGGATTCGCTGCCAGTATTCCAGCAGATGTTGAATAACATCTCTCTACTATATCTCTTATGGTTTCGCCAGCCATGCATTACATACACCTACACTTTATTTAGTGTGGGTTATAAACTCTTAGTACGATTAATGTTACTGCTAAGATGATGATTACTATTAATGTTAATGATGTCATTACCAATTGTTCCTTAATAAAGACTTGAAGTCTTGTTGTGTTTCCATGTTGCAGTAAGTAGCAATGACAGATAAGAAACTAAAGTAACTGTAATTATATGCTGTGCCTTGCACCCTATGTTTCCAGTTACCTTGCTTTGCATCCTTCAATAAATTATTCCATGTGTCAGTGGGTTTCCATAGACTCTTAGCATAGTCCCAGAATGGTGTGTCATACTTAGATCCATGTGCGTAATGGTAGAGAAGGAAGTTAGCATTCTCACAGATGTCTCGCTGATTATCTGCAACCATCTCATGTATACTAGCACCTTGCATAATATAACGCAAGGTTCTCTCAATCCACACCATGTATCCTGTAATACTTGTTGCTTCTAGTGGTTCAATAAAGAAGTATTTGTTTCCATTCATAAAGATCCTACCATCCATGACAGGATTCTTTGCACAATAATTATGGAATGATCTCCAACCAGTTACCTTTGCTTCACCAAACTGCTCTTGGAAATTCTCTAGTGCCTCTTCATCTGTTGTGATGTCACTGTTGAAAAGATATCCCATTGATGTCCTACTCTGTAGTGGGATAACAAAACACCAACCATCTTTAGTGGCAACATTATCAGTGGTGCAATAGACTCTAGTATATGGATCAGTTTCGGCCAGTAGTACTCTGTTGAGGGGATTTTGCAGCAGTGTATAGCGATCAAAGGTCTCACTTGAGCACGTCCTTCCACTGAAGGGTGACCCTCCACAATCATAGATGTAATCAGCATCAATATTATATCCTACCTTCTTAGGGATGCACTTAAAGTATTGTGACATGTCATCACAAAACATCTTAGGATCAAAGTGCATTGCCACTCGGTTAATACCGAAGTCATGGAACCAATCCTTACCACCCCATCCACTGTAACTAATGCCTGTCTTAACAGTTTGATCCCACTTAGCATCTCTCCAGTTGTTATACAACATTGGACCAATAGATGACCAAGACTCTGGTGATCTCTCTTCAAACTGTGTGATTAAATCTAATAGATTAGGCCACGACCCTGATCCTACAGGTTCAATAGGTGCATCAGGATCATAATAGATTTCTATCTCGGTGTTGGGGACGTGTGCCTTCCATGCCATCGCAGTAAGGATACCTGCTAATCCTTTGCCTATGATTGCTACTTTCATAATAATATTCGTGTAAATTATATAGGAGTGGTGGGACTCGAACCCACACTGTGTAGATTTTAAGTCTACTGTCTCTGCCAATTGGACTACACTCCCTGGCGACTCAGGTAGGATTCGAACCTACGACCAACGCTTTAGAAGAGCGATGCTCTTGTCCACTGAGCTACTGAGTCAAGGTAGGACTGTCGGGAATTGAACCCGATTCACACCGTTATAAGCAGTGGGCCTTAACCAATAGGCGACAGTCCC